CTTGCCAAATTGATTGTTCAGTTGCCTGAGCTACGTTTCCACCTACATAAGAAATCAAGTAATCTGTAAAAGATTTAGGGATTTCATCAAAAGCAGAGTAACCCAAAGATAATGCTTCCCAAGATTGTACGAAGTTTTGCTTACATAATTGTAAGTTAACTTGTAATTCTTTTGGAGTGATTACTCTTTCAGAAATAGTTACACTACCTGAAGTTACGAAATCACAAGATGCGTCTTGTACGATACCATCTACTGCTAACTTTTGAATTACTTCTTTGTATTTCACGTTCGGCATGATAGTCACATACTTGTTGTCAAGTGTTTTTGCTGATAACAAAGCTGCAGCAATGTATTGTGCAGCTGCCTCACCTGCGTAGGTAGAGTTACTTATTGTTGGTTCAGCAAACTTTTGAAATTTTTTCATGTTTGTTGTTTTTTTAATTATATAATTTTGATAGGAAATTGTTCTGTGAATTCGGAACTTTTCCACTATTATTTGTTTTGTGTATTTCTTGTGAAAACTTAAATGGATTTTCAACAGGAGCACCATCTAACTTTGGTAACTCTTCTTCCTCTTCACTCATAGCTACTTCACCTTCTTCAGGTAATTCACTATCAGCAGCTGGAGTTTCTTCATCTACTTCTGGTAAATTTGGGTCACCAAACTTTTCCATTAATGCTTTCAAATGTTTTTCCATTTCATCTATTCTATATCCTAGAGAGATTAATGGGTCTTTCTCAGTTTCCTCAGAGTCATCTGCAATCATATTGCGAGGGTCTTCGTCAGTTGTGTTTGGTAATGGGTGTGCTTCTTCTGTTGTAGCATCTGCCATTGCAACATCACTTTCTTTCTTTTCGTCAACACTCTTGTCAACTACTTCTTCATCTACTTTAGCTAATTCAGGATTTGCTTCTTCAACATTTTCTCTTGAAGTTATTTTTCCGTCTTTAGTTTCAATTCTGATGATTACTTCTTTACCTTCACTATCTTTCAATGCGATTTCATGTTCTCCGTCTGGTGCTGGTGATTTCTTACCATCAGTACCTACAACTTCAACATCTTCACCTAAATCAAAAGTAGGAGATTGTAAAATTGTTCCATCTGCTGTTTGTGCATCTGTAAATTCTAAAACATCATCATCACTTGATAATAATGCAAGAATTTTATTTAATACATTTTTTGAATTCATATGTGTTTTGTTTATACCTTATATAACAAAGGTTGTTTAAAAAATAGTTATTTTTATTTTAATTTATCGTATTTCATTGATTGTCACAATTACAGATGGTACTGCCGGTATATTACCAGTTGCTGCATCTGCTACAAGTATACCAGTTCCTGCGTTATTTTGCCATACAACTTCATAGTAATCACCAGCGGTTGCATTGTCAAATATATTTACAGTCATAATTGCTGCAGTATTATTTTGCATTATCAATTTACTTGCACTATCTGCTATATTAACTTCATTTTTCTTAAACCAAATCCATATTGTATCTGCTCCACCAAATGCATCACATTGTGCAGAGAATTGAATATTATATGTACCTGTTTGTGTAGTTACTATTTGTGAATTGTTTTGTATACTTAAACCATTTGAAACACCCGTAGTTGGTAAATAAATAGATTGTGATACACCTGCACTTCCTGAAAGAGTAGTGCTATTATAAAATTCACCTATACTTAATGATGCCGATAATAAATTTGTAAATGTTGATTGTCCAACTTGTCCTGTTGTTGCATTCCATGTCAATACAGAACTACCTGTTGCGGATGGTAAAGCACTACCTGATTGAATTGATAAACTACCCGTCATTGTAGTGCTACCCGATACATTCAAAGTTCCTTCAATAAATGTATTAGACCCACTATCTATTAAGAAGCCTGTTTTTCTTGCAGTTGAGGTTCCCGTTCCAACAGAGAATATATTTTCACCAGTTGTATTCCTTCTACCATCGTCAGCATTGTATCTACCAATATGTGCACCACCTTCTTCAATTAATATAGTATTGTTTGACCCTGTTAGTATTAAAGAGTTTCCAAATATACCATTAGCTGAAAAGTTAACATAGTTTCCCCTACCTTCTACATTTGTAAAGAAAGTATTTCTAGCTCCATATATTGCATTATTTGCAAATACAGCTCCTTGTGTAGGCCCAGTTCCATTATAACTTCCAGAGACTGTATAAGTGTTTAAGTTCCCCTGCACAGCATTAGTATTAAATGATAAACTACCTGACCCCAATGACCCACTATACATACGATTTGTGACTGTAAGAGCACTTGAACATATGTTACCAGTTGCAGCTATTGCAGATGCACTTGCTATCAAGTTCATAGCACCATAATTGCTATTCATAGTTCCTGAATTTCTATGTAAAGCTAATCCAGCTGCTCCTGCATTCGTATATGTCATTCCCCCATTTGCAAAGTTTCCAGTAGAATTAACATTTACTGACGAGGATATATTTGTAATTGTAAGTTGACCTGCATTTATTACATTTGATAATACAGAGGTAAACCCAGTTGTAGTTTTAGGCCCAACATTTATAGTCATTCCTCCTGTTCCTAAAATTGTATTTCTATCAATTTGAAATCCAGTTCCACCGCTACCACTTACACCTGCTGCTATTTCAGCAAGAGATGCAGATGCAGGATTGATTGTTATTGCCCCACCTTTGAATATATTATCACTAACTGTAAAATTAGACCCGGTATATGCTAATGCATTTATAGTAGTTACGTTTATTCCTGCAAATAAATTATTTGAATAAGTATGTGTTCCACCATTTACTGCTTGGTTAATTGTAAGTGCTGCTGTTCCCTGAAATATATTATTATTCATTACAGGTCTTACTCCACTCACACTTATTGCCGATGCAGTTATTTCAGAGTTTATACCATTACTACTATTTAAGTAAAAGTTATTAGCACCTCCAACATATTTTTTATATCCAGTAGTTGGTGTTCCAGGGTTTGTAAATATATTATTGCTACCTGAAATTATTGTATCACCTGTACCATTATTATTTTTGAATACAAGATTTACAAATTGATTATTATTAGATGCACTTAAATGTAATAAAGATGCAGTTGTTGCATTAAATGAAGATGGTATCAATGATAAACTACCACTCACATTTATCATTGAAATAATACTATTACTATTCCAATCTGCTAATCTTAATACTCTACCAAAGGTTGATTGGTTTTGTGTTAGTGATAAGTTGGTAAATGGTGAACCACTGCCTGTTGTCTGAAAGTTTATTTGTGCAGATGGGCCACTATCATTCCTAAAAGACATATTTCTACTACCCGTTCCATATAAAAAGAAACTTATTCCTCTAGTCTTTGGGTTATTAGTATCACCTGTAAATTGGAAGTCATCATTTTCATTACCATTCAACCAAGTATCATTTGGGAAATTAATTCTTGGGCCACCACTACCTTGTATTGATATACCTTGTTGTCCTTGTAATGTTATACCATATCCAAATCCAGCACTACTAGAAATTGTTAATGCATTACTTGAATTGATTGTTTGACTACCTACAAATGTATTTGAGCCTGTGATTGCAAATGCACCTAACTTAAATGTGGATGCATCCCCTTTTGTAAATGTTATATCTCTTGTTGAAGTATTGAAAGATGCAGTTACTAACAAACTACCTGTATCACTACTTCCACCTCCACCAGGTATTGTTATTGATGCAGTACCTGCACTTAATGTTGCAGTAACACCTGCACCATTAAAATTAAATGATGTTGCGTTTCCTAATATAGTTCCCTCATCTTGTACTGATATTGCACCTCCACCTCCACCCCAAGAGCCTGATTGCCCACCTATTGTAGCAAACTTTTGGTCAATTGAAGCAGTCCATGGATTAGTTCCTAATATACTTTGTGTAAATGCATTCAAAGAAGTAATATCAGTTGAACCTCCACCACTACCTGTGTTAACAGTTATTGCGAATGTACTTGCATCACCTTTTGTAAATGTAATTGTATTCAAATTTACACTTGCAGTTACTAATGAACTTGCAGTTATTGCAGATGTTACATAACTTCCAGTTTGTCCACCCAATGTATTCCACTTTGCATCATTAGATTGTGTATAAGTGTTTAAATTACTTATAGAAATTGCCTGGCTTGCTGTGGTTGAGTTTAAATTACTAATTGATATATTGACACTAGCAGAAGTAGTTTCTAAATTATTCAGTCTATTATTAGTAGAAGAAGTGTATTGATTAAATGAAGATGTACTTACAAAACTTCCAGTATCAAATGTACTACCACTTATGTCAGGAATAACTACACCAAATGTAGAACTATCACCTTTTGTAAATGTTAAAGTGTTTCCACTAAATGATGCAGTGATTAAAGAACTTGCAGTGATTGCAGATGTTACATAACTTCCAGTAGCAGCAATTAATGAGTTAATCTGTAATTGTTGTGATGCAGATGATGCATTTAAATTACTAATTGATATATTGACACTTGCACTATTAGTTTCCAATGAACTAACTCTTTGGTCATTAGATGCAGTATAAGCATTGAATGAAGAAGTTGTTACGAATGTTCCTGCACTACCTGATACATCTGGTATATTAACACTAAATGTTTGTGTATCTCCTTTTGTGAATGTTAAGTTGCGAGTACCATTATCAAATGATGCAGTTATTAATGCTAAACTTGCAGAGTTAAATAAACTTGCAGTTGCAGAATTCAAATTAGATATAGATGAATTTGCTGAAGCTGTAAATGTATTATATCCAGTATTGATATCTAATTGGGATGCAGTAAATGCATTCAATGATGTTATATCACTTCCACTTACATCAGGTAATACTATTCCAAATGTAGTTCCATTACCCTTTGTAAAAGTTAATGTTTGTCCACTTAAAGATGCAGTGATTAAAGAAGATGCAGTTACCGATGAACTAACAAAACCTAATGCACTAATTTGTGCAGATGATGATATAGTTCCAGTAGGTATTGCACTTGCAGTTAAGTTAGCTGCATATATGTTTGCTGATGTAGATATGTCGTTAGATGATGATAAAGCACTACCCGTTAGTATTAAAGGTGTATTTACTACTCTCATCTTTCCACCATTCAAAGAAGCAAAATCTAAATTGCCTCCACCTTGGTTTATGATTTCTAAATTGTTATACCCAACTTCACTACTTGTCCAATATAATGCATTTGAATATATTGCATTGGTCTTATCTATATACTGATTACCTTTAAATGAATTGCTACCTGTTGTTGCATAACTTCCAGTCAATGTACCCAATGTATTCCACTTCACATCATTAGATGCCGTATATGCATTTAAAGATGTTAGGTCTGTATAGTTTGCTGAGCCCGTATTAACTGTAATATTAAATTGAGATAAGTCACCCTTTGTAAATGTAATGACATTGTTTAATACCGATGCAGTAATTAAAGATGACCCAGTTGTTTGTCCTGCTGTCACAGGTATACCATTTATCGTTAAACTACCTTGCACCTTAACACTACCACTTAAAGTTTGTGTATCGGTTAATTCGTCTCCTAATTGGTTTGAACCGCTAGAGTATATTACACTTGCAGTTTCGTATATTGTATGAATTACTGGTACAGTCAATGTTCCAGTTACTGTTAAATCACCTGTTATGTTTTGACTACCTATAAAACTATTACCCCCACTAAGAACTGCATACTCACTCATAGATTGTGTAAGTTGTAATGCTGCAACCATCTCAGTATTAAATTCTCTTAATAATTCAGGAGAGATATATTGTGTAGTATTATTTGGAAAGTTTGTATTATTTAAAACTAATAATCCCGCTTTACTTAAAGGCATATCTTATATATTTAATTTAATGGTGAGCCAATGTTAAATCCGTCATCAAAGCCATCAGAGAAAGCTCCACCACCTCTTCCCGTTCCTTGTATAACACCAATACCTTGTTGCATCAAAGCACCTTTGCAACATCTTACATCGTAAGTGTCACTATCTAAACATAGACATGCTCTCCTACTATTCTTTGGTGAGGATAAACCCTGCGTAGGGCCTATATAAATGCCACTTGCATTCTCTCTATTTACGGAGTATCGCAAATTACCATTTCTACTATTAGACCATTTAGCCATATGGATATCTTTTATCTAATAACATTACATTATCAAAAAATGGTTATACTATGTTAATCTATTCATAGCTTCTTTGTGCAATAGAGTTTCTAATTGTTGTTTGTCTGCTTTATATGCAAGATACAATAAACATTTCTCTAATGGTTGTAGAGTTACTTCTTCGTATTTAAGGAGATTGCCGCCGGCCAATTCGTTAATAGTTGAGTAAGATGACCACTTCTTGCCAAAATTGACTTGATGTTGGGAGGGGCTTCCATCTCCTTCATAGAGTTCAGGATATCTTTCAGTAAGTCCGTGGATAAATTTAATAAAAAAAAAAGTGCACCAAAGTGAATATCCATAGAGACTTCTAAGAATATCTCTGGATTTAATTCGCCTGAGTATGTTTTAATAGAATACATATCTTTCTTCTTATGTGTCACAGGTCTGTATAGTATAGACATGATGTTTGCCCAATTGTCATCTATTTGTAATTGAGGATACTTTGTAATGTCAGCATATGCACCATAAGACATATTAGATAGGTTAGGTTCAAATCCATATTCAACACCATCTATCATAATAAACTTTTGCAAGTCCAATTCAATGTTATTTATAAAACCATTCAACTCTGCTTTAATTGTTTCGTAATCTTGCAGTGATAAAGACTTTAAGTATATAGGGTCTAATCCACATAAGTGATATAGCATGATTGCTGTCACAGCTTCATCATCATCTTTGTAATTCTCTATTTCTTTTTGTAATGCAATGTAGTTCTTTAAACTAATATCTGCATACGATGTAGGTATTTTAATTTCAATTTCCTTCGTTGCCATATAATAATTGATTTAATAAGTTTTTTAATTGTTTTGTTTTTGCTTCTTCGTTTTGTAGTTTAGCGTTCATCATAATCATCTTTGCCTGTAAATCTTCATTCTCTTGTTGTAGATGTTTAGCATAATCTATTAGTTGTGCTATCTCATCTCTATTCCAACTAGTATCTATATTTTCCAATTGTGACTGCATATGTTCCTTTGTTTGCTGCCTTAACACTTAATCTCATCATACATGCATATCGTGCTGCATCAATCAAATGGTCTAATCCACCTTCAGGTGTGTCAGTAGTATAACCATGTTTATCAGTTACATATTGATAGGCATACATCTCATTGATTAAGTTTTGGCTTGTTTTTAAAATGTTTATCTTATAGTTTTGCATTACTCCTATTCCGAATTTGATACTATCTTTTCCTTTGGTAACGGGTTTGGCGTTGAAACCACTTCTGTGGATTTCTTCGATGAGACGAGGTTCGCTTGAGTCACACCAGATTTCATGCCCACCTTCGATTTCAAGTCTTTTGAGTTTACTAACGATGTCTGATGTAACCAAACCTTTTTCATAAAGTAGTTCTTCCAAATATAGTTCATCACCTTTCTTGTAGACTGCCACCAAAGCAGAGGGGTCATTACTAAAACCAAAGTCAAAACCAAAGGCAACGAAATCACCATCAGTATCATCAACAATGTTAAATTGAAATATAGCTTTATCATTTGGTGCAAATTCACCTTTTCCATATATTTTCCAGTATTTAGGGTTTTTTATTTCTAATTCCTCAATTGCTTTAACCATATCAGTTGGCAAGTAAGGATTATCTTTATAAGTTGTTACATATCTTTCACAATCTTGCATTGTTCTAAGCCAATGGTAAGGACTAATGGTTGGGTTATAAGCAAATATGATTTTGCCTGAAGTTCTAATAGATAACTGAAACACAGACTCTTCATCAATTTCAGAAGCTTCGTCAAAAAATGTAATTGTAGATTTAATACCGCGTAACTTATCAGCATCATCAGTAGAGAGGAATTGAATAGTGCTATCGTACAAGTTATAGATGCGGTCAGTAATATTATAGTTCTCATCTTGCCATATGTTTAGTCCCTGTAAGATATCCTTAAAATCCTTCATTACCGTCCTTTTTAGAGAGGGTATAGTCTTTCTTACTATTGTTATCGTTTCTTTATTTTCTAATGCTTTTACTATCAGGAATTGCAATACAGCATATGTCTTACCACTTCTCGTTCCTCCTATGTGTTGACTAACTCTACTCTTGCTTTCTAAAAGATTTTCAAAAGTAATTGTTGTATTGATATTAACTTCCACTACCTGATTTAGTTATGTTTACATTTATAGATTGTATTCTTTGTTCTATCTCTGCTTTCATTTCTGTCCTGCTCAATTTAGGTAAAGCATATTCCATTAACTTCAATGCTAAGTCCATTGCTTTCTCTGGGTCTCTTTTCTTTATCTCTTCTAAATCTTCTGTTATTGTATTGAGTGTATTGTTTACTGCACGAGCAATAGTTAACTTCATTTGTTCTGTGCTTCTATTCAATGCACCTGCGGGTCTTCCCTTTCCTAATTGATTTCCTTTTTGAAACATAAATAATTGTTATCTTCTGTTATTTTAACAATGCTGCTTGGTATTTGTAGTTGATTACTGAATTCGTTCTATATGAAACCCATGCAACAAATCACCATGCCTATCGTATATCATAAACATATGGTAATCTAATTTATCATCCGATACCATTACAAACTCACAATGTTTTATAAAGTTCCAATCAAAGTATAAGTTTAAATGTTTATCTATTCCTTCATTAATATTCATAATGTCCTCTGGTATCTGGATAATCTTTCTTAATCATATTCCTACTTCTTGCATGCGGATTACTTTCTTTCTTTGCTTCTGGTGTTCTTCTATCTAATATCCATTCCATTATACCATTCTCTTTTATTTCCTTTAATTGTTTATCATAGTGTGCAATAACATAAGACTTATCACCTGTTCTATTATATTCTTTCCATGCATTACTCAAAGCAGTTCTTATACTACAAAATCTACTACCTGCTTCATTAGTTCTATTGTTAAAAGGATATTGGTCTTTCTTTGGATACTTAGCTCTTTTTCTTTGTTCAACTATCTTTTGTGAAGCGTTAACACACTTTGTACATTTCCATATAGGTTTCTTTGCATGGAATGTATCACCACATTCTTTACATACTCTTTGTTCTCCTATTGTTCTATTAAATGGTTTCTTAAACATCGTATGGATTATCTATAACATTTTCTAAATACCTTCTAACCTTTCTTACTGCAAGGAATGTAGTTGATTTACTTATTCCTATATCTTTTGCAACTATGTCCAAAGTCTTATCCGACATCCAATACAATTCAAATATCTTTGCTTGAGGCCACATTCTAGTTGCTGATAACTTCTTTAATTCATTTATTATTTCCTCATGTGCAGTTTGCATCTTTATATCTATCTCTGTATTGTATTCTATATCTTCTATATCATTACTTTTAATGTCCGAATAACTACCTACTAATACTGTCCGATTAAGTTTCTTTGTTTTATTTAGAAACCTATGCTTAATGAATTTACTACAATACAAAAGATTATATGAATTGTCACCCCAGAATAGTTTAGGGTTTTTTTTGTTTTGAAGCCACTCATATAATTCAGATACCATATCCTCAGCGTTCTCCCTATTCTTTGTTACTTTATATGCAACTTGTAATAACCATTTATGTGACTCTGTATAAAGATTAGTTAACCTTCTTTCACATTCAATAGAGATGCTGCCTGATATCATTATACTCTATCTTTAATGAATAGTCTAATTGCTGCTATTGCTTCTCCCCAATACCTTCCACTACTACCACAAGTGCAAGGTTGTCTTTCATTAACACCTCTGATTGCGTTGTAGATATTCCAAATTAAATTAGCTTTATCTTCCGGCATATGAGATGTAATATTATCTACAACTGCTTTAACTTCTATAAAGTCTTTCTCTGTTATTGGATGATACGGATTAATATAGTCTGGTGGTATGGTCGTTGTATTACTTTCCATATTACTTAATTCCTTTTAGTTTAGGTAATTTAAAATCTTTTTGTTCAGGTTGTCCGGCAGGTTGTTGTTGCTGCATGTAAATCGGTTGGTCTAAGTTTAGAAAAGATTTAACTACTTCAAAGTGTGGATGAGAACCTGCAAATGATATACCCATTGCTGAGAGTATTACTACTAAATCATTTACACTATTCAATTTTGTAAAGTCTACCAAATATAATGAATTTGGGTCTACTGGTTTAACACCGAAATCTAGTGTTGCTTTTGTTGGTTTTTGAAATTCCATATTGTTTGTTTTATAATTTTACTCCTTCTTTGCATCCTAACCATGCATTCATTTTAATTCTTCTTTCTTCACAACCGCAATCGGTTCTTCGGTATATGTTCCAAGCAACCCATCCGGCCAGGTCTTTACCCCGGCCGAATGTAATCACTTCAATCAAACCGGCAACTATATTTCCTAATTTTATTATACACATATTTCTTTAGTTTTCTTTAGTAAGGGTAGTGTGGATGTTTTGGATTTGCAGCACCATATAATACTCCTGCTTCTATTCCGTATTTCATATTATCTAATTGGTCTACAATCTGTAAGTTATCTAATGCGTTATTATGTTTGTCATGGTCTATGTGATGACATTGTAAATCATCTTTAATCATTCCGTTATGACATTCATATACGAAACGATGTACTAAATACATTTTAGGAAAACCATTATGTATACAAAATTGCTGATATCCTCTACCATGTTTTACTTTGGTTAGTTGTTTAACCTTATTAAATTTAAGAGAATAAATATTACCATCTATGTCCGATGCGTAATCTGTAAATACTGGGTGTTTTTTTAAATCTGTTGTCATTTTTAATTGTTTTATGTTAGTAGTAATATACGATTAATTTCTGATATCACCAAATATAAATATCATTTTTATTTTCAAACGCATAAAAAACCCAGCACGAATGACAAAAAACGGCTGGGTTATAATATGTTGAATAGGAACTTCGTATGTAATGCCAAAAGGCGATGAAGCATTGTTTAATCCTATCTTTTATAATAACATATCATTAATGTAATATAGTTAAATTATTTTACTTCTCCAAATAAATTATCAAACTGATGCATCATTTGTTTTTGTTCTTTATCTAAACTACCTGTAATAACTTCTGCAAGCATATCTTGTCTTTCAGCTTTAGTTCCAGTTACAAGTTCTAGTTCAACAGTATCAGTACCAGTTACAGTTCCAGTTACAGTTTCCATATGTTTAACATATGATTTAGATATGTTCTTCATACGATTGTTTCTTCTACTTTCTGAATATGTCTTTCTTCTTTCAGCTTCTTCCTTTAATCTTAAATTGTAATAATTACCATCAGCTGATTTTTCAAACTTATTAAATACTTTTATATCAGTATCGTCTAAGTGTTCTTTCATATCTTCCTCAGTTAAGAAACCTTGTTGGTGTTGCAGACATAATAAAGTAATATACTTACCTCTTTGTTCCATTGTCATTGTCATTGTACCTACTAAGAAATCTCCTGAGTAGAATAATAGTGCCGGGTCTTTTCCCATAATTTTTGTTTTTGTTATTTAAGTGTGTTTGCTAATAAAAATATTATTTGTTTAAGTTTATCTTGAGATGTTTTGTTTATCGTATTACCACATTTATTGTAGTAATCACCTAAAAAAACCAACAGATAGTTTTTGTTCTCCTCAGTTAGAGAAAGGATTGTGTTTGCCATTGTTTTTAATTGTTTGTTATAATGTAATATACGAAAAAGATTTGATATTACCAAATCATATGTTATTCATATCTTTATCATATAATATAAGTATGTAAAACAAATCCCAAACATAATACAAAAAATTACTATATATAACTGATTGATAGGCATAAATCATTGATTTTCAGTCATTTATGCAACTAATTGATTATCAATGAGTTATGAATATACCATTTATCCTTAATTTTTACCACTTATCAAGCCTAATTACCACTCATGTAATATTGCATAAAGCACTGATTATCAACGATTTATAACTTATTGATTATCAACGAGTTATGAAAAACCGCAAAAATAGTTCCAAAATGCCATTGCCACGTCCCGATATTGTCGTATATTTGATTATCCAGTTAGGACAGATATATAAAAAATATATAATATGACAAAAATGACAACAAAAGTAAAAATGAGTAAAAAACAACAATTAGAGAATGTATGGTTTGATGCCTACGATTTATTATCAAACGCAGGTTTTGATATTTTAATTGACGAAAATGGTGATAATTCTATGACGGTTTTCCATAGAGATTATCAAATGGTTTTTGGTAAAAATGGTATGACATTAAAAAAAGATACAAGTAAATAATATAAAAAAAGTAAAATGACAAACAAAGTAAAAAACGAAAAAATGGTAGAAATTAGTAAAACGGATTTATCCACATTATTAGAGTGTGCGTATATCCTACGAAATGTATGTAAAAGTAGAGACATTGAAGATGCCTATAATATAATAGAAGATGCTTCAATAGATAGTCCAACATTTGACGAAACAGGTGAATATACCGATAGTGAAATTGAAGGTATGGATAAACATATTGACGAATATGTTAGTAAATGGCATAAGGTAATTAAAGAAAATTGGGAGAAAACAATATTTGCATAATATAATTAAACAAACAAAAAACAATAAGTTATGGTAAAGGAAATTTACATCGGAACGAGAGCTGATTTTAACACAATGGAAAAACTAATAAAAAAACCATTGCGTAGATTAAATCAAGGTTTAGCAGAAAGTTTAAGAACTGCTGCATTATCAAAAGGTATTAAAAAGACTGAACAAAAAAAGAGATTGGAGTTTTATTCGGTAAGTGAAATTGACTTAAAACAATTGAACGATAAAGCAACTCCATTAGTTAAAGTAGATAAAAATAAAATGGTTTCTAGTTTAACCAAAGTGAATGGAAAATATACTCAACGAATGGATTACAAAACAGCAGAAAAGTATAAAAGAGAACTTGCTCTTGCTATGAGTAAATGTATTGAGATTGTAGGTAAAGATAAAAACATTCGTAGCAAACCAACTGTATTTACAGGTAAAAATCCATATAAAGTTGGTGATTGGATTAGAGTATATACTAAATATGGTAGTTATTCACATACTGCTAGAATAGCAAAAATAACACCAAAAGGTTATTATTGTGAGACACCATACATGACACATAAAAATGGAGTTGCAATAGGCAACATCTCTAATATTGATTATGCAAAATGTCATTTTAATAATGTAACCGGTTATAGTAACCATATGGATTTCTCATTTCTTATTCCATATGTAGGTAATGAAAAACGAATGAAATTTCGTCTAAACAACCAATTGGTTAGAATTACTAAAAGTGATATTAACTTTCCTAAAGTAATAACCGAACAAAACAAAATGGGATATCATAGAGAACACATATGTTTTGATTAAAATAAGTTGTTAGAGTAAGTAACTGTGTCGCTAACAACAAACCCCCTTCCTTAATTGGTTGGGGGTTATTTTTGTTTCTTATTTTCCGTATATTCTCCGATTTGGTATATAGATACCATTTATGTATTTGAGTGTCAGGAGACAGTCTTAAAATTAGGTTGTAACCTATTTTTATAAACCCTTACCATATTTGTTATTACTTAAATAATCTATTTCTATTTGAAGTGAATTTATTTGTTTAGATAACTCTAAAACTAATTCTCTTAATTCTGCTATTTGTTTTCCTTGTGCCTCTATCTTCAATTCCAAATCATAAAAAGTTGTATTAAATTTTTCTCTTTGAAATAAGTGCATCATAATTTATTCTTTTATTGGTATACAATTCGGAACTTCTTTACCACTTTCATCGGTCTTTGTTCCATACTGCTCATAACCATCCCAACACGGGTCTTCATCTTCTAATTCTTCATCAGCAAAATATAATTTAATCTTTCTTGCTACTGAACTGAAACTATCTAATTTCTTATTTAATAGTGTATTACTATTCTCATATCTGTCAGCACACATTGCTGTTGCTGTTCTTTGGTCATACTCTCCACCTGCTTTATAAATTGTAGGAATACATCTTCTAATGTATTGTTCTCTACCTTCGTTTGGTTTCGGTTCAATTAGTTTAGATGTATCTTCTACTGCAAACTCTGCACTCATTTTATCATACTCACCTTTGCATACTGCATAGGCTTGACCTTCTGCATCATATTCACTTGCAATTTCAGAAATACATCTACTGATATACTTCTCTTCTAATTCTCCACCTGTTGGTTTTGGTATTGGCATATTATTCTATATTATAAGTTATTCCATTCATTTCCATTTTGTATATTTTATCGTAAACAAAAGTTCTATAATCTCCTTCACGAACATCATACATAATCATATATCCCAATGAGTTGTAATTGTATGCAACACCTGGACTTCTACTTGGGCCAAAGAAAGTAAATACTTCTCTACCATCATAGTTATCACCTTCTAATGTTTCACCCCATATTTTAAATTCAACATTCTTATTCGCAAGAGTTAAACTTCTTAATCTTCTTACGGATATAGTTTTATCTTCACTTGCGAATTTAGCTATCTTGCTATATACTGAATTACTATTCATCTATTTCTCCTAATTCTTTTAATTTATTATGAGACCATCTTAATGCTGCTTTACCACCCCATGCCATATACATCAAATATCCACACCCGTCATTATATCCACTACTACTTTCTAAATCTTTCTCATGTCTACTTAAAAAACTATACATTCTTTTTATAGTATCTACACTAATTGGTTCACCTTTTGCTAATTGATTAGCTCTTTGTTTTCCAACAGGTGTTCCACAACTTCCCCATCCATTATCACTTACCCATTTTAATGCAGCTCTTGCATTTGCTTTAACAAAATCAGGATAGTCAGAATGACTTTCAAATTTATAAAGTTTGTTATGTACTAAATTAGTATTCATTACTTTAATGTAAGTCTGTAAAGACTTTGTCCTAATAATTGTGCAACCTCATCTAATTGGTTTTGTATCCAACTATCTTGTGGTGCAGTCTTTCTTTCATCTTGCAACCAAGTATAACAATTCTTATAATAAGAAATCGTAGCTTCAGTTGATGTCCAGTTAGGTAAATCATGTACTTCGTAAT